ATTTGTTGAAGAACTTGAACCTATTATTGAAAAGGTTGGAGCAGAGAATATTGTCATCGTTCAATTAACAAGAGAAGGTTGTGATTATTCTTCTGATAGTAGAAAATATTTTAATGGTCGACTGATTAACGAATGGACAGTCGGATCCAAAACAGCAATAGACAAAGCGTACGTTCTCAAAGAAGAGATGGATATTAAAACATATCGCGTACATAATAATGGTTCACTGCATAACTTACACGATGCGTTAGAACAAATACATAATGAAATTAATGGAGAAGTAAAATGAGTTGTATTTACAAAGGTGTAGTGATTGATTCAGAACTCTCTGCCAATTCAAAAGGCGGAAGTGAAATGATGAGACAAAGATTGATTGATAACATGGCTCCGGAAGTACTTGAAAATGTTGCCATTCATTTATCAAGACCAAGAGAATTATATGATGATGTACCAAATATCTTTTGGTGTCATGATCTATCGGAAGATCCAGAAAATCAAGTTTTAAAAGATGAAGGTTGGCAGAAGTTTGCTCACTTTGTTTTTGTCACGGCATGGCAAAGAGATCAGTACATTATGCGATATGGTATTCCTTATGGTAGATGTTCTGTTATTCATAATGCTGTTGAAGTAAAGTATGACCCACAGGAAAAAGATATGGAAACAATTCGTTTCGTATATCATACAACTCCGCATCGTGGATTAGAACTACTTGTACCAATCTTTGCTTCATTGGCAAAAGAGTTTGATAATATTCATCTTGATGTCTATTCAGGATTTGAAATTTATGGATGGAAAAATCGAGACGAAGCATATAAGCCATTATATGAACAGATTGAAGCGCATCCTAATATGACTTATCATGGAGTTAAATCAAATGATGAAGTATTAGCAGCATTAAAGAAATCTCATATTTTCCTATATCCTAATATATGGAAAGAGACATCTTGTATTGCATTACTTGAAGCAATTAAATCTCAAATGATTTGTATTCATCCAAACTATGGAGCATTGCCTGAGACTGGTGCTAATGCAACCATTATGTATGATTGGAATGAAGATATGAATCATCATGCAAATTATGCGTTTTCAGTAGCAAAACAAATTCTAATTGCGATGAAGAACGATCCTAATTACTTTAATGGATTTACCTTCTCTGATAGATTTAATTTGGCAAGAAACAATATACAATCATTTACTACAATGTGGAATACATTATTAAGGAACATAGGCGATGCACACCAAGTCCAAGAGTAAAGGTAAGTTAATACCGTTTCCCGCTATACATTCTAATCCTCCAATTAATGAGGTAAGTGTTGGCGAAAGGATTCGTGAATACAAGGAATCTTATTCAAGCGAACTTGCAGAAATTATTTGGGAAAACGTACTCGGTGAAATGGCAAGAGCAGGATGTGACTTTGAAGATAACATGGAGGAATACTTTCCATCTATGATACTTATCTTTGAATCTATTCGTTCTTTACATCTACAAACAATGAACGAAGAACATCAGTTACAAGCGTATGCTGCAACTAACGTTATTGTGGATGCAGATGAAAATGCTATATCTGGTGGATTAAAAAAGAATTTAGAAGAAACCATTGACATTGACGAAGATCTTTGATATAATATAATCTGTAAATTTAAATAATGGATAAATTATGATATTAGTTGACTATAACCAAGTTATGCTTGCGAGTCTTTTCGCAGGTATTGGTAATCACACAAACATGGAAGTTGATGAAAATCTTCTTCGTCACATGTTTCTCAATTCAATCAGATTCAATCGCAAAAAGTTTTCGAGAGAATACGGTGAGATTGTGATCTGCGCTGATAACACAAACGTATGGAGAAAGGATTACTATCCATACTATAAAGCAAATCGTAAAAAGAACAGAGATGATTCTGATCTTGATTGGAATGCGCTGTTTGATGTTATTCATCAGATCCGTAGAGAAATTGAAGAGTTCTTTCCTTACAAGGTAGTTTATGTTGACCGCTGTGAAGCTGACGACATTATTGCTACTCTATGTATGGAACATGGTACTGAATTGAATACAGGAGCTGAAAAGATTCTGGTTCTATCTGGTGACAAGGACTTTATTCAATTACAAAAATTCGCAAACGTTGACCAATACAATCCCGTCCTTAAGAAATGGGTAAGACATGCGAATCCTCAGCAATATATAACAGAACATGTTCTTCGTGGTGATACTGGTGACGGTGTACCAAACATATTAAGTCCTGATAATTGTCTTGCTATTGGTGAAAGACAAAAGCCAATGACTAAGAAGCGTATTGAGTTGTTTAGCAAAGATCCAGACGCAATGGATGAGGAAACAAAATTAAGGTATAATCGTAATAAACAAATGATTGATCTTACAATGATACCTCAGGAGTTTGTTGATAATATTCTTGAGGCTTATAATAACCAAGAAGAGGTGGGAAGGTCTCACTTATTCAATTACTTCGTCAAACAAAAGCTGAAAAACTTGATTGGCGATTTACAGGATTTTTAATATGTTAAGAATATCAATAGCAGATATCATCAATGGTGCTGCAAAAGAAAAAAGTGTAAAAGGAAAAGTCGAGCACTTACAAAAAAACGACACTGTTCCATTAAGACAGGTTCTTCGTTTGATTTATGATGAAGATATCGAGTTCTTACTACCAGATACTCCACCTCCGTTTAAAGATAACGAACTCGTTGACCTTGATACTATGTTATATAGAGAAGCAAGACGTTTACGAATATTCTTTTTAGGTGGCGGATATGACAACCTCAACAAGAATAGAAGAGAAGCATTGTTTATACAGTTGCTTGAAGATCTGAATCCAAAAGATTCAAAGATCCTCGCAGAGAATATGCTTAGTCACAAACCTATCAAAGGATTAACTAAGAAGACTCTCGAAGCGGCGTTTCCAACTCTATTCACTGATCCACTCAACTTTAGATAATAAGGAAAATTGCTATGCCTCGGCAGCGCAAATCAACCATTCATTCTGATGATTGGTATGAACCGAAGATACAAGATCGGAAACAAAAGAAAAAGAAAAATCAGGCAAGAAAAGACCTTCAAAAACAGAAATTGTCTGATAAAAGAGCTTTTCTTTCATAAAACTATTGACAAGATCCTATAACTGTGTTATAATATCTATATAAATTAATAATGAACAGGAATAATATGGACCACAGAGCAGAAAAGCTAATCCTTGTAGATTGCGATGGAGTACTCCTTGATTGGAAGTATGCATTCTATAAGTACATGAATGAAAACGGATATACCGTTATTGAAGAAGGTCAGTACGACGTAGCACAAACCTTTGGTATTACAAAGGAACAATCAAGACAACTTGTAAGACAGTTTAACGAGTCTGCAAGAATCGGATTTTTACCAGGACTCAGGGATGCAATTAAATATGTCAAGAAACTCCATAGTGAAGGTTATGTTTTTCATTGTATTACTAGTCTCAGTACTGATTACTATGCCGGTAAACTAAGAGAACAGAATCTCGAAAGATTGTTTGGTAAAGATGTATTTGAGAGAGTGGTATGTTTGGATTGTGGAGCCGATAAGGACGACGGTCTATTACCTTATAAAGATAGCGGATGTATTTGGGTTGAAGATAAACCTTCTAATGCTGAATGC